TATTTCTTTATATTTAGATATAAAACCATCAAACGAAGATAATCTATTCTTAATCCAATTGAATCCTATTTTTGAAAATTCCGGTTCCACTTTTAATATGTCCTCAAAATATTTATCATTCCTTTCCTTCTGTGTTATTTCAAAAGTTACGAGTCTTGAATTAAGTCCGGCATCATTAGTTGCCGTTTCACCATCTATTATTAAACAACCTCTTACTATAACCTGTCTAATTTTTAAAGCATTATTTTTTATTCCTTTTGAAGCAGACGACCTATCAAAAATGTTTCTGAAGAACCCATGAAACTTCTGTCCCTCACCTTCCTTATTTCTATAATCATCTGCCCAAACAGGTAAACTAGAATAATAAGCCAATCGCCTCTCGATACCTACACTTGTGGTACCACCTTCACGTAAGGAAACCTTTTTTACTTCCCTTAATCCAATCATACTCATAAGCCATTCACTTAAAAAACTCTTTCCGCTTTCCTTCTTACCATGAATCATTAAAATAGGAAACCATCTATAAATATTATAAAACATCTTACTCCAAAGACAAGCCTTAAGCCAACCTATTGAAATCGCAACCTTTAAATTCCTATTCTTTACAAGCAATTTAAAAACATTTTCCTTAAAGGCTTCTATACCTCCGGCTGGTTCTGTAAGCGGATAATAGGGTATTTCCGACCTCATTCCTGCCTGTGTAGTAAGTTCAGGAATTTTAATTGACTCCTTATCCGTGAGCATAAGATACCCATCCTGTAAAGGTTTAATCTCTTCAGAATTTGAAATAAAAACATTATCGGCAATAAACCCTTCGTTTATTTCACCTACACATTCAGTTTCTTTAACTATTTTTGGTTTATAAGCTACGCCCCAGAACTGCACAAGAGAATTTAAATCATTATCATTACCTTGAAAAAGACAAGTTTCATTACAGTTGTTTAAAAGAAATTCCCTAAACTTCCCGGAATTACTTAAAACAGTTCCATCCATAAAAACAGTATTCTTATAAGAACCGTGTTTTATTTCTACTTTCCTCACCCTTAAATCTTCTGCTTGAATTATTATAGCTTCAACCTTTCCAATCCAATTTGTTATTTTCACCTCAACTTCTTTTTCGCTTATCCATTTAGAAACATAATAACCATCAGGCTTCTCCCTAATTCTACTGCTCATTTCAGGAGAAGGTCTATCTGCTTTTATTTTAAGCTCTTCAACTATTTCTTTTTTATCTTCTGAATCTCTTATAACTTCATCTATATCATTTTTATCTCCCGGAAATTTCATTACAAAAATATCACAATTACTATAATTCTTTACAAGTCTTTCCATATCTCGCTTTCCTTCTATATCAGAATCAAAGCAAGAGTATAAGGTAAGTATTTCAAATCCTTTTAAATAATCAATCTGTTCTCTAGTTAATGGACCACAAGAACCTGCCGCATCAATTCCACAATCCCAAAGAGAAACAACATCATCTTCTCCTTCAACACAAATCAATTCTATTCCATTTTTTATAATATCTTGATTATACCAATAAGAATTTTTCAACCTTGAAGTCTTAGGCATTTGTTGTTTTCTTAAATGATTCGGGTCTTTACTTCTAAAATATGAAATAGAATTATTTACTATAAAAGGATATACAAAACAACCTTCAGGAATAAAACTTAACCCACTCGCTTTAACACTTTCCTTATCATATTTTTTAGATATTTTTTCTAAAACAGTTCCATCATTAAACCCAATTTTAAAATGTAGAATAGCTTCGTGGGAATGCTTTCTATATTCAAGCAAATAATTTAAAGGAGTAACTTTTAAACCCCTCCATTGATAAAGAGTTTGAGAAGTCCAAAGAGTATTAATAAATAAATCATTTATATCTTCCTTAATAGAAATCCAATCAATATCTTCTTTTTTATATTTCTTTATGCCTAAGTCTTTAGCCCAAAGCTCAATAGATTCTTTATATGTAATATTTTCATATATACTACGAAATTTTATAATATCGAAAGCACATGAACCACACTGAAAACATTTTATAAAACCATCCGGGGCAAGTCTAAAACAATCAGAACCTCCACATAGAGGACAAGGGCTAATATCTTTTGAAGCACCTATGCTTTTCCATTTTAATTCTGTGCATTCCTCAACATAACTTTCAAGGGTTTGGCTTTGTTTAATTTTCTCGATAATTCCTATATTCATTTTTTTATCCTTAATTCTTTTTGTATTTTTATCATCCCTTTAGTAAATCCATACTCTTGAATTAATGCCTGAAAATATACATCTTGAATAAATACTCTTACTTCTCCCGGATTTTCCCACTTACTACTTGGGTGCCAGAATCCACCACAACAATGCTCATCATTTAATGCACACATTTTATTACAAGCTACTGAGGGAGAAATTTTAAACTTAATAAACATATAATCATTTAATTCACAACAAGCACAAGTTCCACTTCCACCAGACGGAGCATTATCTGAATTATTCGACTTCTTTGCTTTTTCTAATTCAAACCAATGAATCCAACTCAATTTTAATGCTTCTAATGTTCCACCTACAAAATTACTAATTACATCCGTAGTTACTATAAATTTCATTTTCCCTCCTTAGATTTTTTTATCATCTCTAAGAAACCATTTAAAATCTGTTCCGTAGTTATAAATTGACTTAATTTTTGATTACCATTTTTTGTTGAAAACCTAATACCTTTTTTACTTACAGAAATGATAATAGGTTTTTTTAATTCCCTTAAACTAACAGAAGTTATAACACTATTTTTTAAACATATATCCGTAGGAATTACAATCTCTTTACCATCCATAATTAAACTCCTATTTTCAAAATCTCATACTTCACAAAAAACTGTAATATCTTATATAATGCACTTCTACCATTCTGATGGTTATTAAAAAAAAGCGGAGTAATCTGATATTTAATCATAAATGAAAATATCGTAGCATACACATTAGAAGCAGGAAGAATCCCCGGAGGCTGGTCATTCACTATTGAAAGAAAATCACCTTCAATAAGAATATATTTAAACTTGACATCTTTCATCTTTTCAAGTTCCCTAATAAATCGTTCACGCCCTTTACCAGAAAAAGAAAACAATTCTGATATACTTCCCTTTCGTTCAATACAGATTTTATCAAGATAACTTTTACCATCATATTCAACAGTATAATCCCCATAAGGTAAAGTAACAATTTTAGTATTAGGAAAACCATAAGGCTGTTGTTCTCTTGTATCTGTAAGAATTTTGAAACGATTTATTAATTCTTCCTGCTCCTGTTTCTTGCTTACCATCATAAATCTCCTACATCCACGTTATCTTCTTTTGTTTTTTCTTCAGTCTTTTCTTTTCCCTTCTCTTCTGGTTTTTTAGTCGTAGCAGGAACACCCGGAATCGGAGCAGTAGCCTGTTCTATAGGTGAGAAATTTAAAATCCTATTCTGTTCTAAACTCGGTTCATTCCTGTTTTTTTCTAAACCTAAATCAATTAATCCTTCTGAACCAATAAGCTTTTCTTTAGGAATATTAATTACTCCCTTACTCCTAATACCGATTGAAAACAAAAAGTTATGCCAAAGAAAAGACATCTTCTGAACCTTTTCAGTCATCAATGACCTTTTTATCTGTCCTTTACGTTGCGTTTTATCTACATCCCAAATTTCAAGAGTCACTATAGCAAGAGCATTTCCGTTATCAGAAGTCTTTTTATAAATATCCATAGTCTTAAATCTGTACCTGCCTTTCTCAATCACATTACTTTTAATCCCTTCAATTGAATCATCATAATTAAATATTTCTTCGTTCATTCAATTCTCCTTTCTTAAATTTTTACTTATAAATCTTCTAATTTTTCTTCTCTAATAATAGGAACCTTTTTTGCGAATATTCTTAAACCGGGTATTTCTCTAACTCCTCCTTTTATTAATTTTGATACTGCTTTATCATCAAGCATCTTTATGCTTACACCCATTAAAGTTTCAGGTACTTTACTTAATTCAATATTTTCCTTATCGTAAGTCCAATCATCCCTATAAGATACATCTTTTTCTTTATTTGTTTCAACTTTTATCGGAGGAGGAGGTGGAGGAGGGATTTCATCTTTCTTTTCAGCTTTCACAACTTTTTTATCGTATTCCTTTTGCTGTTTTATTCGTAATCTTTCTTCTTCTTTATTTGCTTCCTCCTGTCTTTTAGTTTCATAATCTGCTAACTGTCCACGCAAACCATTATAAGAATCTTTTCCTATAATTTCTTTAAGAGATTTCATATAAGGTTTAACTATTTTTTCTCTCTTTTTTACTGCAACTTTAAAATCACCTATCCACATTTCAAGAAATGATTCATACCATTTAAAAAGTTCTTTAAGTTCCCTAACTAAATCAACGCCTCTTTTATTAGTTTCCTCATTAACAATCTTTAATTCTTTTGCTTCAAGAACTAATTCTTTATAACGAGGTTCAAACTTTTCTAATTTCTGTTCATGATTTTGCTCAACTATTATTTTTGTTTTCTGTGTCATAAATTATCTCCTTATTTCTGTTTCATATCCGATGCTTCCATCTGATGAACTCCACCTTCCTGCTTTTTCTTCTTCTTTAAATTTATTCCACCACTTATTTTAATAAGCATATCCTCATCAAAGGATTCCCATTTTTCCGGTCTACCTTCTTTTGTAAGTTTCTGTTTCTGTAAACTATACCTATTGCAACCTGTTAAATATTGACTCCTAGCAACAACAATACCTGAAAATCCTGTAAGTGTATCTTTTAATTCATCACCCATTTTAAATTTAAATTCAAACATTTTTAATAACCTCCCAAAGTTTTTTAAAAAATCCTTTTTTCTTAAACACTTCTTCTCTTGCCCTAAATTTAAACACCTCCTTTTTTAATGTTTTATTTTTATCCTCTAATCTTTCTATTTCCTCCTTGAAAATCTTAATGCTTTCAAGGTATTTTTTTGTAGCAGCAGGACTACAAAGTTTAAGTAAGTTCCTCTGCTTTCTATTTTGAGATTTTAATTTCCTAATTAAAGTTTTCCTATGATTCATTTTTCCTCCTCTGTTAACGAATTAGGATTTTCTTTTAAATTTCCTATTACATAAACAGATTTAACTACAGCATGCCCAAGTCCGTAATCAATAACCTTATCTTCACCTTTATCTTTATAAGGCATCCTGATAAGTAATTTTCCGATTTTCTGTTCCCAAACTATAAAACCCTTTCCGTAAACAAAATTAATAACATCTCCCACATAAATTTCTTTAGATTTTCTGCCATGAAACTCCGTAAACCATTCAGCTTCATAATTCATAAAACAAAATTCAACTCTCCACTTTCTCCAAGATGCCCTGTCCTTTAAATCAATATAAATATACTTCTTCCCATCCCAAAATCTACATTTAAGCCTCATATCATTCTCCTTTTTATTATAAATTTTCTTTAATTTTTTCTTCAATAACTTTATTTATTCTTTGTCTTAAATCATTATACATATTAATATTTTCTGTAATGTAATCCCATTCTTTATTAGTTAGAGGTAATTTCTCGGTTACTTTCCTAACTTCTTTATAGTTACGCTGAAGAAGCTTAAATCTATCTATAAAAACTTGCTTTGAATGTAAATATTCTTCTCCGTCTATCCAATCAATAGTTACTGTAGCATTGCTTTCTTTAATAGATTTCACAATTCCTTTATCACCTATTTTATGCCAATCTTCACTTGTACCATCTTTATTGATTAAGGTTACTAAATCTTTTTCCATTGCAGTTTTTTCTGAATAAATAAAATATTCTATATCATCAAGTGATACTTTGCAATTTCTTGAAATAAACCCATCATCATAAAGCCAATCTCCAAAAGCATATCCATCTTTAATATTTTTTATTTCACAATAACAAGTTTTTAATCCTAGTTTTTTATTTTTTGGTCGGTAAACACTATCACCAATTTTAAATTTAAATTCTTTTTTCTTAACTTCAAATATATAGTTACGTTGAATTAAAGTCCAACTATTCTCCCTATCTAAATCAGTAGCCCCTTCTGAATTATCACCTGTAAATCTAACAATTACTCTTTTATTATCTTTAATTTCTAAAACAACTGCTTTATAATCTGTTAATCCTGATTGTATTAAATCCCCTAATTTTGCTGTTTTTATTGAATAGACAAAAGGTTTAAATAAAGTTGGTCCATACCAATATTTTTCATTACTATTTATTTCTTTAACTTCTATTCCACCACCTTGCCAACCACAATATAAATCATCAATAGCAGTAATAGTAAAAATATTACCAACTTCCCACTTTATCTCATTAGCATTACCCCAATATAAAACATCAGTATTTTCAATCATATCGCCAACCTTAAATTTAAATTCCTCCTTAAAGTAACTCTTGCAATCTTTTATTTTACCTGACATCTTATTACTTAAATCAATCACATTTCCCCAATTATATTTTTCTAATTCAATTTTTAATCTAGACATTACTGAATCACGATGGTCATTCCTGCAATATTCACCAAATAAAGGACAACTTTCCTTACAATTACCAGCTACCTGAAACTCCTCACAAAAACCACATTTATTCCCTATCTTATCATTATCCCAATTTAAAGTATGCTTCCTTGCTTTACTTTTAATTCCTTCCCACTTCTCATCTGAACTCTTCCAATTCTTCAAACCTTTCATTTTACCCCTCCTTGATTTAATTATTGCTTCATCTACTGAATTATTAAACTCTCCTATTCTTTCCCAAGCTTCCATCTGACTATTTGCGAAATCTATACCTACATGCTCATATACTCCAGAAGATTTTAACTCTTTACTTTTTTTATCTATAGCCTTACTAAGCCTTTCAGTTGAACTCCAATATCTACAACTTACATCCATAACCTTATATGTAGCTACTAATAAAATCCAGAATGCTTTTAGATATTTCATAAGTTCCTCTAGGTTAAAACTTTTACCTTATTAAAAAATACCATTTCTTCTGGCACCATAGAATAACTATTATATAAGAATGCAACATTAAGTTTTTTATATTTTCTATAATTTTCATAAAATCTTTTTATAGATTCCATAAGATAATCTCCAGATTTTGCTACTACCTTTTTTTCTCTCCCTATACCTTCAACTTTAATAACACGTCCACCCCAAGAATACGAAAAACCTTCAGCAGATTGTCTATCACGATAACACCATATCCCTAAAGTTCCTCTCTTAGCCTTAACAATAGAACCTTTTTTATACTTCAAAGTAAGTCCTGCTTTTCTATGCGCCTCTTGATTTACAACTACTGATTCCCTCTTTTTAGATACTACCTTATAAACTATCATCATTTCCCTCCAAATTCCTTCGCTAGTTTTTTTCTTCCACATTCTAAAGCTGTCTTATAGTGGACCATCTTTCCTTTCCTATAAGGACATCTAAACCATTCAGCAACCATACTCTCCTTAGAATACTTACAGAGGTGACAAGAATCAACCTCTATTTTAGATACCTCTTTAAGCTTATCAACAAACTTCCTAGAGGATTCATTCCAAGATTCAGTTACCGGAGGAGTAGAAGGATTTTTATATAGACTCATTTTGGAATCCCCACAAGTTTATTCTCAATAAGATATATCAGCATTTTTGCCCTTACATTTGCTTCAGACTTATCATAAACATCCTTAAATATCATTCTTGCTTCATACTGACTTTCAATATTGATACCATATAATCTTGGAGTTCTGCTTGAATCTATCCAACAAGTTATCCTACATTCCATATATACATTAGAAGTTAAATCTATCTTTTCGTATTTATAAGGAACGGAAAAATCATAAGGCAACATTTCCCCTAATTCTCCTACTGTGAAGGCAGAAATTTTAGCAACGCCTTTTGTATATATTTCCCTATATAAACGAATCCTTTCTATACTTACTAATTCATATGAAGTGCTCTCTTTTGGAGCTATATAATAAAACTCTGATTCCTGCTTCACTCCCAACTCTTTAAATTTCTTTGCATACTCTAAATCAATTTTGTTATTCATTTTTCTCCTTCAAGCAGGTTTCGCCATCAATCCTCTATGTTCATGCGTATATCTTCTAAATGCTAAAATGTTATCTATTACCTCAACTTGCCTATGATAATCAACAAACCTTTTTCGCATATTAGGAGTAAACCTTTTCAAGCTCCGCATATTGTTTAATTTTTTCCATACCCCAATCCTCTGTAAATGAAAGCTATGGCAAACATCACATTCTCCGTGCGATAAACCGCCTGTTGCTCCACCGCTTGCTTGATGCCTTAAATACCTTCCGCAAAACATACAAACAGATATAACTACATGATACTTAACCGCTACATCCGTCAATTCCCTTGCGGAAAGTTTTATATCCGTAAATCCATTTGCTAATATTTCTTTTTCAAACATTCTTTTCGGTTGCTTTAACCAATCTGTATTTTCCATTTATTTACTCCCTTTAGATTCAAAATTTTTTATTAAATAATATAAATCATTTTTTAAATCTTCAAAACAACGTATATTAAATTCATTTTCTTTCATTGCTTTTTCAAAAATATGTCTTAATAAAAATGTTTTACCTGTACAACGCTTACCAAATATTAACCATTCTATTCCTTTAATATGCTTCTTTTGTAATTTGTTTAATTTAATTTTTGCCATTTTTTTCTCCTTTACATCAACAGGAATAATAAATTTTCCTACATATTTTTTTACAAATAAACTTCTTATTTTTTTTATTTTTTTAATATCTTTCTTTTTAATAGCTTTTTTTAATCTTAAAACTATTTCTTTTTCTTTCATTTTACTTGCTATTTTTATAATCCCTGTAATAGAAAGATATTTTTTCCCATGAATTATATAAAAATCTTCAATACTTAACTTTATCTTATCTTCACGTTCACCTTTTTTAATTGCTGTTCCAAGACGTTCTTCTAAATCTTTAATCATTTTTTTCTCCTTTAAATGTCCCCTGCCCACCCTTCTTGCGTAGCTGTGGACTACAAGCAAGAAAGACAGGCAAGGGAGTCCACACTATTTTTTTTCACCTATAAAGTAATACCCTTTTTTCTTTCTACATACAGGACATAAATCTTGTGCTAATTTAGTATTACTCTGCGAAGAAGGTACTAACCACCAACCACCTTTAGTTTGATAATTTTCTCCTTTCTCTAATTCGATAGTTTTATTACAACCTTCACCATCACATTTAAAAACTTTCTTTAGTAACATTTAATCACCTCCTTTTTTTAATGTAAACCTCTTGATAAATCTTCAGCTTGTTTTAATGGACACCAATCAGGCATAACTAATTTATCAGTATTCTTACTTGTTTTTAATACTCTATTACGCCAATCATATTTATCTTTAACTTTTCTTGATTCACATGAATCACTATTCCCACATATTGGTTTTGCCCCACCTTTTGTAAATGCACCTGAACTACTTAAATGATGACATTCATCACAAGTATTAATCGTTATAGTTACCACTTTCTATCACCTCCTTTTTTTAAACATTTATTTTTTAATTCCCGGAGCACTTTGAGTTCTTCTTCTATTACATCAGCTTTAAGTTGCATATCCGTATTATAAGTAAATCCATCATAATATTTATATACCGCCTCTTTCATTTTAATCTGAATTTCAAGATATTCTAATATAGTCATTATTGCTCCTTCTTACCCTTATTTGATATAACCCTATATAACCTCTATTTCCCTATTTTAAGCCCTCAAATACCCTATTCCTGACCGATTTATCATATTCTAGTTACTTATCCCTGCCCTCTCATAAAAGGCAGAGTAAATCACTATAAAGGTTTTTCTTCTCCGGCAGGTGTTTCCGATTCCGTTTTTTCCTCCGGTTTCTGAGTTTCTTCTTTAGGTTTTGTTTCCACCTTCTTTTTCGTTTTAGGTTTCACTTTCTTAACTTTCGTTTTTTCGGTAGATTTCACTACTGCCTTTTTATTTGAACCTATAAGCTGAAATGTCCCCTTTCCTGCTTTCTTCAAAACCTTCGCTGTAACTTGCTTATCGAGTGTCGCATAAATCCTATAGTAAGGTGTCCGGGTTGTTTCCTCAACCTTAACCTTTCCTAAAATATCAGCTACCCTTACAGGCAATCCTGACTTCATAAAAGGAGCAAGTAAAGCATAATCAATACAAATCTTACTTGCTTTTTTCACCTTACCATTTTGCTTCTTACCATTTTTCACTACTTCCTTTTTCGCCATTTCTTTTCTCACCTCCTCCTGATTAACTTCTCTAAGCAAATATTGCTCTACTACTGTTAACTCATTTTCCGTTTCGGTGCTTTGAAGTATTATCCTACCATTTTTAGAAAACCTTAAAGCTTTTACAACTATTCCGCTTTTAATAGTAGTATAATATTTTCCAAATATCGCTTCACCTGCGTACAATACTTTTCCCTTTCCTTCCAAAGTCATTAGCCTTATCTCCTTTTTTCTTCTTACCTTTTATAAGGCAACAAGAAAGTCCACAATTATTCTTCCTTACTTAATTCATCAGCAAATACTTTCTCTGCTCTTGCTAGTGCTGATAAATCTTTATCAAAACTTTTCATCCAAGCAGATAATAATTTTCCTGCTTTACTTTTCTCAATACTAAATTCATTTACTATATAAACTCTCGCACCAAACATATTTGTTTCACCTGATTCTCTTAACCCATCTAGATATTCAAATACTTCTTTTATTTCTTGAACTTCAGTTTTTATCATTCTTTATCACCTCCTCCTTTTAAAGCTTAACCACTTAGCCTTACCCTCTGCTTAACCAAAAGGTAAGATAAAAAGTTATACTAGTTGCTTCTCTAATATCCTTGAAATTACCGCATGATTTCCCTTATTAAGTTCAGGATAAACAACTACTTCCTTTTCATTATCCTTTGCTACAACTACTGATTTATCAAAATTTGGATTTAATTGTTTATCATTAATCCATTTTTTAATTTCTTCAGAATTACCTATAAAATTATAACAAGCATTTCCGCAAAATGAAGAGGTTTCTGAATCTACTAAAAATGGTTGGTCTAATCCTTCAAAAATAGCTCCACCAAAATCTTTTACCGGAGCAGTTTGAAAAGCTCTTGTTTTAGCAGGTAATATAAATAATTTTCTTTTTCCTATAGGTTGAAATATTACATCCACCATCCCACCAAATTTATTTATTTGAAAGCCTTTAACCTTAAACTGCTTTTTAACTGTTGTTGCCATAAATTCACTTATCGTATAAATCGTATAAACTTGTCCTTCTTTAAAAATACTATTCATTTAAATCTCCTTAATTTTATTTTACCTCTTATCCCTTTAGGATAACAGATAAGTCCACAATTAATTATCTTCAACTTCATCAACTATTTTCTTACATACTTCTATCAGTCTTTCCCTTGCTCTCTCTTCCTCCTTGCTTAATTCCTCATCTCCTAGATTCTCCTGACAATCTCTTAAATCTCCTAGAGTATTCTGGAATCTACAATAGCTCATATTAGACATTCTATATCACCTCCCCTTTTTGAAAAATCCCTTCCTTACTAATAGGTCGCAGAGCCAAAGGTTGGGTCAAGGTGACCCCAAGAAATGACATCCTACTTTCAGGAAGGGTTTCATACCATTGATTCTTAGATAAGTTTGATTTAATTTTTCTCTGACTCTGCATTTTTTAAAATCCTATTATCTTGCTAATTGTTTTGCAATAATATCATTATATTTACTATATGTTTTTGAATGTTTTTCTGTACCACATTTCTTACAAGGATATGGCTTTTTTACACAAAATACTGGTAATACTATAGAAATAAATCCTCTATCTTCTCCCTTCCCACCGCAAACAGGACAATCCCATTTTTTAATAATTAATTTTAACTTTTTAGATTTAATTTTTTGGCTCTGCATTTTTTTTCTCCCTTCAGCTCTGCTTTTTTTTAACCTCTTATCCCTTCCCTCTTATATAAAGGAAGGGTAAAAAGTTATTTTATATCTGTATAATCTACCTGAAAAATTCTCCCCTTTATGCTTACTGTAAATATTCCGTATTTTATATTTAATACTTTTACAAATGAAATTTCCTTAATAACCTTAACATCTCTATTTCGCTTAACATCTCTCATGATTGCTCCATTTCTAATAGTTCTTGTTGTCCCTACATTTTCATTTAATTTATCTTTCTGGCTCTGCGATTTTACTACCATTTTTACTACCTCCCTTTAGCTCTGCCCTAATCTTTAAACCCTATAAGGATTCAAGGAGAGGGGCAAACCCTCTCTTATATTAGTTCCTAAAGCAACTAGCAAATGAATCAATACTAGATTTTAGCTTACAAGCTACAATCATAACACCATTTACAAACAGCTTATATTCCTTAGTTTTTAAGTTGAATTTAATTTTGACTTGGTTTTTCATATTACCTCCTTTAGCTCTGCGCTATTTTCTAAACCCTTTAGGATTTAGGAAAAGGGGCAGAACCCCTCTTATTATCTTACTATTTCAAATTTATCAGTATCATACATTGAACACCACCATATAGTTTCTCCATAGGGAAATTTAATAATGTAGGTATATGATATACTTGGGTGCTTATCTGCTATAACAATCGCACCCTTTGATATAAAACTATCGCCTAAAAAATCATAAACTTTTTTTACTGCTCTAAGCTTAATTTGTTTCGGTGTGTTTAAGGTTTGTTTCTGGCTCTGCGTTTTTTCCATTCTCTCTCTCCTTTGACTCTGCGATTTTTTACTATGATATATTATAACAGATATATACCTATTTGTCAAGGGTTTTTTTAGAATTTGTATATACAACCCTTTTAGGCAGTTCCACCGACGATACGACCATATTGAGTAAATTCCTTATAAAATATGATATGCTTATCCGTCTACACTTACAGTATTTCTGAATTGCTTTATGCTCAACCTCGGAAACTCTTAAAAGTATTATTTTGTTTTTCATGTATATACTTTACTAAATCCCTTAGAATTTGTCAAGCCCTAAAAATAAAAAAAAGAGAGTTCCCTTTGGGATAAAGGGTATATCGAGGAAGTGGATATGTGGACTCTCTTTTATTTTTTTAATTTAGGCAATAATTTTACGCAAATCCTGAAGCCAATTTTCTCCAAAACATTTTTTTAATATAGGCTTCAAAACTCCTTCTACTACTTTACGGATATACTTGTTATCGAAAGCATCAAAAATTCCAGTGTCCCAATTTAAATCAACTATATCTGTAATAGTTTGAAAAAACTTTTCCTCACTTTCAAGTAATTCAGATACTAAAACCTTACCTTCCTTCACTTCATTTTTCAATAAATCCAAAGTTCCTTTTATAAGATTCTGAACTAAAGAAGGATACTGCCCAACTTCTTCATCAATTCTTTTTGCGAGTTCTTTTGAATCCATAATTATTTATCTCCTTTTCCGTTTTTCGATTCTTTATAAATCTTACCACCTGTATAAACTCCTAAAAATCCTAACATCGCCATTATGATTTCCTTATCAAAACCTAGACTTTTAGAATTAACAATCAAAAAGAAAATCATACAGATTACAAGAAATTCCCTACAAAAAAGATTTAATATTTTATCTAATATTTTCTGAAACACGTTCCCTCCTTACACGATATTTATAGTTAAATTTTCTATCCCTTTTAATTTCTTCATTAAACTATTAAAGGTAATTCTTGAATCTATAACACCTCCCTTTATTTTATTCTTTCCTACTAAGATACAACCCTCTGTATCTTTACTAGTATTCCCGGAATGAATTCTAATTCCAGTAAAATATGGTACATCTAATATTTCAGGAAGTATCTTTTTAAATCTAGTTGACTTAGATAAAATCATTTCATAGCTTCCATAAGGTATAGCTGTTTCTCCATAAACTTTACGTTCTTTTTCTAAATCTCTGTATTTATCCTCTACTGTATCACAAAAATAAACATTATCAATAAAGAGTTTTCCGATTGTATAGGTATTTTTCAAATATATTCTCTTAAGTTTTAAATTCAATTCAGATTTTTCTCTCTTAGTATTCTGAATAACACGAGGTTCAGAATTAATATTAAACAAAAAGTTCATAACTAATTTAAATAAATTCATTTCTTATTCCCTATCCAAATGAATAATAGAAATTCTGTTATTCTTCCTAACATATCTTACTTTATGTTTTTCTTCTTTAAGGTTTTTATTTTTAGGGTCTGTTTTTTTCATAAAAAAAGATTCTATATGAAATGACTTATCACTTTTAACAACCTTATTTTTTAATTGAACTGTCTTAACTTCCCTATCACCATAAATTTTATCTACATCCTTTAAATGTTTTTTTGCTCCAATAGTAATTTTACTTTCAGAAACTGCATTTTTTAATATTGTCATATTTTTTACCTCGAACTCGCAAGAATTGAAATATATTTAATACCTGAATTAGCAGCAACTTCTTCTAATGCTCTCGCAAAAATAAACTTATCAACAGTTACATCAGCTACTCTTGCGCACCCTTTTGTTTTAGAAGATGTTAATCTATATCCTCTTTTTATCGCACCATAACTTGTATCAACTTTACAATGAGCAAATGTTCCGCAAGTTGGAACATATACTCTCCCTCCCGGTTTAATTTCCGTAGATTCATTATCAGTAAAATCTTTTTCATCATCTGTACTTTCCATTTGTGGACCAGCAGGTTCAGCAACCACACCAAGCATTTCTATATCATCATCTTTATCTGATAAAACTATTCCAGAAACAGGAATTCTAGGATTTTTATAAGGCTCAAAATAAATCGGGTCACTGCTAAGTTTAACTAAATCACCTGGTTTAAGATTAACTGAATCTTGATTTATAAACACATCAGAAATAAATGCTCCTTTATTCGCAGCTGAAATATTATCTGCTGTAAAAAAACCATAATTATTATCACCAGCTGCTGTAAGTCCAGTAACAGCAACTGACCCATTCGTAGCATTTCCCTGTATTCCATATACTCCAAAATTAGTTGCATGATTAACAGTACCATAAACTCCTACCCCTGCTCCTGCTTTCGTAGATTCACCCCAAACTCCCGGAGTACCTGCAGCAATAGATTGCATTCCATAACCACTCCCGGCATTTGAAATATATAAAACCGGATTAGTACTATTTGCATTAACTTCATAAAAATTAATTAATGGATAAGTACCAGCTTCAGCCATATTTCTTGTACACCACATAGCATAACCATTACTTATATCTTGTTGAAAAAATGCCCCCATTTTACAAGTCATATAAATTCCGTATTTAGTTACAGTTGTCGCTTCTGTATCTATTCTTAAAGCATGGTCATCATAATTTTGGTCAATAGTTACAGGAATAATAGCACTCGGAGGAGTAAAAGTCCAAGCTCCAACAGGAACAGCACTTTCAGCTTTAAAATAATAAGTATTCCCATAAAGTTGAGTCATTTTTGTTGAAGATAAAACTTCAAGACTTGCAAAAGTTAGAACTGTAAAAGACATTTATTTCTCCTTTTATTTTTTCTTTTCATTTAAAATCATTTTTGCTTTTCCATTTAACCATTCCATTAATTGACTTCTACATTCAGGACAAACAATAGGATTTTCTTTTGTTTTATCATCTACAACATCCATTAAACGAAGCCAACCCGGAAATCCAATACCAAAAAAAGGTTCTTTCGTTTTCTTCTTACAAACCGGACACATAATCATTCTAGGTTCTACTGCTCCAAATGCCATAAATCCTCCTTAAGCTAAAACATTTACTGAATCTAATTTACCATAATCAGCATGGTCAAGAACAAGATAATGATATAAAGTTGTGAGCCTTCCTTCAATACTTACTTTTTCATTATTAATATCATAAGATAAATCTTCAATTCTAAAACCTTGATTAGTCCAAGAGTAAAAACTTTCAGTAAGATATAAAGCATCCCATAATTGCTGTCTATAAGCGTAAAGACCTGAAGTAAAGGTTACGTATTGAATAGGGTCTTTATTAGCTATTACAGCTCGTTCTCCATATCCTTGTGCTGAAGATGAATCCTTAAACCAAACATTTTTAGAATCAATTATCTCTTTTTGTACTCCGTAATCTGTTTGAGAATTTGCATCATCACTTGTATAAGAACCTGCAAAAGTTGCTTCTTTATAATCTAAAATTTCAAACGTATCAGCTGCAACCGGATTAACTGCCCAATCAAAATTAATCGTTAAAGTATTCGTATCATTACTTGCTATCATTCTGGTTTGCCCAACTCCTGTTCCTGTTTGAATATGAACAAACATATTTTTATAAGCACCAGCAACCCACGGATTGCCAGCAACTGTAATTGTTGTAGCAGTAGCAGATGCACAAACTCCGGTATTTATTTGCGGAAAAGCATATCCAAAATAAACTTCATAACTATTTTTTATAGCAAGTTTATCTTGATTAACTTTCGGTAAATCAAACCATTTAGCATCAGTATATGTTTGTATATCAGCTGTATCTGAACCCAACCAATACCTACAATATATCTTTCCATCCATTTCTGAAAATACTGTTGAATTAGTTTTTCCACAAATTTCTTTTAAAGCATTCGTTAATGTCTGACCTTCAAATTTAGCTTGTACTAAATAATTAATCGAAGCAAGAGTATTTTTAAATTCAGAAAATGTCGTCCAATCTATATCAGTATTTCCTGCTCCTTCCGTTGCGTCTAATCCTCCCCAATAAGTTAATAAATGCCAAATTATATCAGCAGGGTTTCTTCCGGGACTCCAATCTGCATCTGTAAAAATCGTATAACTCGCAGAAGAATAATAATCTGCAGGACTTTGAGAAGAACCAACGTGCTTTTTTGTAAAATCTGAAATCGCATCCCTAAATGTTAAGCCTACACTGTCAACTTCCGCAAAATCAGAATCATCTAATTTACCTGTAAATAAAGTTATGAATCCAGTCCCTGTATATCCCAATTGAATAGTTGAAGCAGCTAATCCTACTCCAATATGATTTTCAGGATTTGCTAAAATATCATTCCAAGTTTGGTCAGTATTTATAATCTGAAGTGCAACATTCCCGGCAGTTATTGATTCGGCATTTCTTGAAACAACCCCATAAGAACTTACATAAGAAGATTTATCAACTCCTTTATAATTAAAAACTCTTTCAGGAGTAGAAGTCCCTAATTCAAATTTTGTTTGTAATGCTCCTGCTATATTCTGCATTAAGTTTGCTCCAAAATTATTGTTCCTGAATAATAAGTTTCCCAGTTTGGTCCAGTAAAACTTAAAAGAGGTCTATTTGAATTTACAATTCTAACAGTATAAGAAGTTCCCGGAGCATTTATTAAATCAGGAATATAAGTGCAATCATAAACATTACTCCACCATAAATTTATATTATCCGCATCTGTTGAATCGAACCAAGAAACTGGACATTCCCAACGAAATTTATAAAAATGTTTATAAGATTTTAATGTTCCATCCTTTGCTCTTTTATGTATAACATCTAAAACATCAGGTTTTGCAAATCCAAATCCCGGAGCAAAATTCACATCAGTTCCTGTATAAGTCAATCTCATTGTATCAGCCATTAGATTAACACCGTTCCTTCTTTAACTTTCCCTTCATCTTCTAAGGTTGAAAGTGCTTGTAAAATTTTTCTTTCAGTAACTTGTTTTACAACTGCTGGAGAAGCATTCATCCAATCCGAAAAAGACGTAACATTAGGAAATTGAATTAAAATAGTTCCTATACTTACACCCCTTCCAGCTCCACGTCTTTGTTGTTGAGGTGTCACTATTTCCTCTCCTCCATGAACAGTAGCTTGAACCGGAACTCCTTCAGCTCCCGGAACAGTGCCACCACCTTGAAAAGTTTTATTTTTATTTATTTCAGAAGTTATTGCTGCAACCGCAGCTATACCTAAAGCAATTCCTATAAATGGAATTCCAGCATAAGCAGAAATAGCTTTTGCTGAAGCTACTGCCTGTTCTGCAGCTATTCTAATAATTGCTGCAGCTTTTTCTTCTATAACTGTTTTAATTAACATTTCACTTATAGTCCTTCCTATTCCTTTCCATATATCATTAACACCATCACCAAAAGATTTTTCAGCAAGTAACATATCAGTTAAATTACTTTCTATACTTGAAGTAATAGAATCTTGAACTTCAGCTACCCTTGCTGCATCATCTAATCTTAAAGCTTGTTTATAATCTACAAGTGCAAGTTCTAATGCTTTTTTCTTTTCTGAACCATCTTCTTCAGCTGCTATTTGTTCTTCAATATCAATTAAAATCTGTTTTAAATTAAGCTCTCTCAATTCCCTTCTAATATCATATTCTTTTTCTGTAGTATCTTTTATTTCTTTAATTCGTTTTTGTCTTATTTCTTCTTCTTTTTCTTGTTCCTTCTTTAATCTTTCTGCCCAAGCTTTACTTTGCGCTACTCTTACTTCATGTGCACCTTTTTCTCCTTCTATACGTTTCATTATACTTTCTAAAATTCTATCATTTCTACTTTCAACTGCTTTCAAAAGTAAAATATGGTCTGTCTGACTTATACTTTGGTCTTTAAGTGCTGTCGTAACTCTTTTATGAAGGTCTGCTTGTTTTTCAACTTTTTCATTATCTCCAGTTACTGCTTTTCCCATTTTAACTAAAAGACCTAAGAGTGTATTAATACCGGGAACTAAAGTTTCACCAATAACTTCCATCAAATCGCCCATAGTATTTTTAAATTGTTCCATTGGTCCAACGCCAGATTTAGCAACCGCTTTAGCTGTTCCTCCAAAATTCTTTTGCATTACACCTAGAACAGCATTAAATCCATCTGACTTTAAAGCTGCTTCGTCTACAATAACTCCATATCGCTTTAACATTCCTGTATCACCAGCTCCTGCTAAACCTACAACTCTAAATGCAGTTTGTAAATCAAGACCCATAGCAGAAGCAAAATCTAAAACTACAGGAGTAACTTTTGAAACAGTATCAGCACTCAATCCCATACTCATAGCAAAAGCTTGACTTGCTAAAATAGCTTCATCACCAAATATAGTAACTTGTTGTAAAGCTGAAGCCTCCTCTTGTAATTTCTTAGAAAGTGCTTCAGTAAAAACTCCTTGTGCTTTAAGTGCTGAATTTAATTTAGTAACTGCTAATTCCTGCACCTTATATGCAGCAATAGAATCCTTAATACCTTTCGCAAGAATCCCAACTGAAAGCATAGAACCAAGAGCAGCAAAAATCTTAGTAGATTCAGATGCCTCTTTATTAACTTTTTTGAGCTCACCTTTTGTGGAATCTCCACCTTTAGCTCTTAATAATATTTCTAATATGCTGGCCATAATTATCCTCTAAAAATCGGAGAAATACGCATTAAATTTTTTAAAATAAAATTTTTCATATCCGCATCTAAATAAGAAAAAGGTAATTCATCATCAACTAAATCTTCAGTCTTATTAACTATTTTTGGAAATACTAAACCTTTTTCTATAACCATTGTAAAAGCAGAATCTTGTCCTAAACTTTGAAATTTCTTTTTAAAATTCTCAGCAGCAATCTTACTTGCTTCATCCATTGATTGTCCATTACTTAAATCTTTCATAGCTTCTTTTAAAATTTCATCAGTAATAAAATCAGCAGAAAGTAATGGCTTAATAGTGAATTTAAATTTCTTTCCTGTTTTCGGAAACTTATAATAAATTACTTCTAATTCTGCTTCTTTCTTTTCAATAAATTCTCGTTTTATATCCACGCTGTCTCCTTTAAAAAAAAATAGAGAGTGCTTTGTAGTCGAGAAATCCTAATTCAACTATAAGGCACTCCCTTTAACCGCTTCTTTAAATCCGCTGCATTATCAAAGAGAATATTTACTAATATGCGCTTGTGTTATTCTGTAAAATAGTCTTACAAAAATATCCAGCAGAAGCATCATACTTTATTTTAGCACCTGCCGCAACTGTTATCCTTCCACCGCCACCAACATTTAACGGATATGCAGTAAAAAGAACTTTAGGAAAATGAAATACTAAATCATAATAATGAGCACCAGTAATTTGTGCTCCATGAAAAAATAATAGCCATTCCCTTGTAGTCCATCCTGCATAATAAGTTGAATGGTCAACTACATCTTCAGGAATAATAGTTTTAGAAATCGTTCCTGTTCTAAATCCATCATTTAAAATTTGAGCAATATAATTTGTATTATTCATAGTAGGAACCGGAACTAATCCATTATTCCAACCAAAAGTAATAGTTTCAATTAAATTACTCGCAATAAAAGTTTTATAAGTAGTTGTATTATCTGGAGCTACTGTAAAATTAGGAGATACTGTTAAAGCATCGGTTGTATTAGATATAATTTTCCGGCACTGGTTTGGTCCAGTTCCTCCGGTAGTTAAAACAATATTTCCTATTTGTGCGGTTGCTGTCCAAGTTCCTGTATCTTCTAAAGTTGATGCACTTCCTCCTGTGGCTGTTGCTTCAGCTACTCCTCCCACTCCTAGAACACAATCATCCCACATAAAAGGTTCAGTAGTCGGTAAACTCGGACTTGTAGCTGCAATATTTCCCCAATTCTGCCCAAGCCAAGAAGCTGTTGCTGACATTATTTTTGCACCAACACCACAAGTAAAAGATAAATTATTTAAAGCCATTCCTTTATATTGAAAAGCCGGAGTTGCTCCGGTCATATCTCTGCTAACTTCTATTGTATAAGGAGGTAAAGAACAATGTTGTGGACCATCAAGAATTTCAAAAGTATCAGTAGATACTGCTGCCGGAGAAGTTACACAAGTTAATTCAGAAGTCGTATTATCTGTTATAGGTGTCCACTGCCCTGCTGCCGTTCCTGTAATAACATGAACCCACCTACCTATATGTTCATCTACAGTATAAGGAGTTGCAGTAACAACAATTTTCGTACCATCTGTCCCTGCTATAGCTGTGCCAGTAGCCCTATTTCTCGTTGCAAGAGGTGTATAAACATGAGTATAGCTTCCAGTATTATTCGTCGTAGCTGGAGCACCTAAGGCACCTCTAAGTAAAATTCCTAAACCTGCTGGATGAACTTCATGAACAGAATCACCTGCTATTGTTTTTAAACCATAATAAGAAGCACCTTCATCTCTAATATTATTTAAAGAAGCTTCCATTAAATCTTCAATAGAAAGTGTTATAGATTCAGAACTATACTTTAGATAAGAAGTTGCTCCTACTGGTGTTCCAAAAGTTACCTCCGGTGCTACTCCAACATGAGTTAATTTTCCAGTTGTTCCACCCATTATTATTTCCCTCCCTTAGTTTTTTTCTCTTTATCCTTTTTGCTTACATAAACATCTTTAACTAATTTCTGATAAATAAGTTGTTTCGCTAATTTATCTGAAACATTAAATCTATCTCCTTTTTTTCTAATTATCCCACCTAAAATTCCTTCCTCTTTACTTATCCATTCAACTCTCTGCATAATATCCTCCTTAATAATTAATTTGCGATAATGTAGTTAAACTCATTTCAGCATAATGACAAAGAACATCACCAAACGTTCTTGCTTCTAAAATATCAAGATTAAAACTTTCAACCGAAAGAACAGTAGAATTTAAACGAGGGTCAGAAGCAAACTTTGTTGCAATATTATCAATAATTCCTTGAAAAGTTGTTTCTGTTGAACCTGAACCACCTAAAGAATAATAACCTCTTATAATCCATTTCGTTGTTCTTTTATTTGAATAATTTGCTTCTCTTATTTCTTCCCAATTAACTCTTGTAATTGTATATCCATGAATTACACTATTCGTATCATCCTTAAATGAAGAAAGATATTCACCCCAATTCTTTGATAATCTATCATATTTATAAACATTACCAGCTACAACTCCAGTTGCAGATTTTAAAACAATATCAATTTGCGTTATAACTGTTGAATAACTCATCCCTTCTCCCATCTATTAATAATTCTTTTTTCAGTTTTACGAACCATTTTTGGTAATTCAAGCTTTCCAGTTTCAAAAGCTTTCTTAAACATAAAATTCGGTTTTATTCCAGAAACAGCAATTTTCCTTGAAATTACTTTTGTTACCGCATATAAATCCGAACCCGATAAACCCATTTTTGCTCGAACCCATTCAGCTAAATTTCCAAAATTAGGAGTATGAGCAGGTTGTCCGGTTTCAATAAATCCTGAATAATTAAGAGGAGTTGCAACTGTTCCATGTAAATTTAAAGCGGTTCCTTTTACTTCTCTGAAAACTGAATTTGCTAAAACTCCTCTCCAAACAGGTGTACCTCTTAAAACTCCCTTCATTAAAAATGCAGTTCCTTCTTCAAAAAGTTTTCCAAATTCTTCTGAAAAAATTCTCATTGTTTTACTAAAATCTTTTAAAAGTAATCCCTTTAAATTTAATTTAACTTCAATATTAAAATCAGCCATTATCTTGTCCCGGAAGCATGTGTTAATCTCGTTAAACTTAATTCTCCATAAACTGTATCGAAATCTTTTTGCATAAAAGATGATGAAATTTTAGGAAACATATATCTTATATAAGAATCATAAAAGTTTTTCCCTATAGCTCTCCAGATATCACTTTTAGTTCTATATTCTACTGCATCTGCTCCTATCGTAGAATCAGTAAAATATCCAAATTTAGAAGCAATACTTATAGAACAAATAGAAGCTGCTAAATCACAAAATGCTGCAAAATCATTATCATAAAAAACAGTATCTACTGCAGCTGCAGCTATCGAATGTTTTATATTATAAGTAAATCTAATTGTACCACTTGAAGGAGTTATATTAAGAAATCTTACATACCTTACTCCAGATGCTTCATAATATTGCCAACCATCAAAACAAATTTCATTATCATTTGGATTTTGAGATTCATCTGCCGGATATTCTATAAATTTTATATCTGAAAAACCTTCTAACCAACTCGGAAAATTTGTATCATTAATCGTAACTGAATATGAACTACCTGCAGAAACATCAGAAGTTTTCATAAATGGTTTATGATTTGAATAAATATTAGTAGAATCTGTTTGAATTATAGCATCAATCGTAGCAGTTGGAAGAGGGTCTGATGCTCCTCCATCACCTGATTGTTTTAATCTATAATCTACTGCTGTATTAAAATCGGTAAGTTTATAACTACTCATTTTTTAATTACCATTATAATTTATTATTTATTTCTACTAATAATTTTCTATGTTCTGACTGTTCTTTTTTCATATCCTTTAAATTCTCACCTATATATTTATGTGCTGTTTCTATTTTACCTATTCTTTCTGCATGGTCAATTACTTTTGGTTCCATTATTTCTACTTTTTTCTCTGTAGCTTTTGCTGTCATTTTTATTGTAGTAAATGTAACTATACCTGTAAAAAGAAATCCTAAAGCTATTATTACTGGATACCAAGAAAGTTTAAAACCATTTCCATTTGCCATATTAATTTTCCTTTATTTATCTCTTAAAGTCCAAGTACCTTCAAACATTTTTCCTTCTGGAACTTTTAAATAATATTTCTTTGTTCCCGGAGGAGCACCATATATTCTAAGTTTAGTTGCTTCTTTATCAAAAACATAAATTTTATCTCCAGCTTCAAGATTAAAATTAACCTTCTTTAAATTTACAACCTGTTCTTTAACGATTGCTGCATAAACCTGAAATACAATAAAACAAACTATCGCTAATAAAAATAATCTAATTACTTTCTTTGATATAAACATTATTCTCCTCCTCTATTCCACAAAATAGGTGGTCCATCTATATACGTTAAAGTTCCTGAATCATCTAAGTGTAAGTTATTCCCTGAATAATCACTTGCAGTTGCTCCGTCTTGTCCTATATTAACAGCTCCTTCTTCCATAGGATAATAACACATAGTATCATCATCAGAAACCCATTTACCAATTAACATATTATCAATATCAGCTTTCGTTAATTCCCTGCCCTTAACTATAAGATACCCAGCAATATCACCATACATACTAGCTCCACCTGCATCTACATTTTCACCAATCTCAACAGGTTGTCCGGGGTTAATACTATTTGCGTTTATTCTTGCACCCGTTAATATAGAAACTCCATCAATGTAAAAATTCCAATCTCCTGTTCCACTTGCAGGTCTTGTAAATGCATAATGATGCCATACACCATCAGCATAATTAGTTCCTATATCATCTGATATTGATTCATCCCCTCCATCACCTCTTGCTCTAAAAAACATATTAGAACCGCCAGCAGCATCACGCCTAGGTTGCCAGTACATAAGAATTTGATTGCCCCCGCCATTATAATGAAAGTAGGGTACAAAAAGTTTTTCATTAGCAGAATCAGCAGGAACTCTTAACCAGAAACAAAGATTCCAAGCTCCAGCTTCAGGAGCAAATTTTATATTATTTGTATGAGTTAAATAATCACCTGTTGTACCTCTATAATGTATAGCTCCAGAAGCTATACTTGTGCAAAAAAGTAGAATTAAAAAAACTCTCATTTATTTTATCCCTTCAAGCGAAGCTTCTATGCTTGCTATCTCTGCAACCAAAGCATCTATTCCGGGCTGATGATTATCTGATACCGTCTGTCTTGCAGCTAAATATGTTGCTCTTACAACTTCAAGGTCATCTGCCAGAGCTACTCTTGCTGCAACTAAAAGATTTGTTGCTTTCTGTAGCTTTGTTGAATCCTCAATAAATGTATCTTTTTCCCCTGAACTTACTGATGTTGCCTCAAGATATGCCGATGTCGCTAAACCTAAAAGACCTAAAACTACTGCTACTAAAATTAATTTTTTCATTAATCCTCCTCGATTTTTATGCAGATTATTTCCAACTCTGAATCTCCTAGGTAAAATGTTGAATCACTACAATCTACCCATATATCTAAACTCAATGGCTGTCCTGCCACTAATTGTAAAGTACCATCTACATCCCACGCCCCTGAATAAATTAACATATCTTCTGCTACACCTGTAGGTTCTACATCTATTGTAATTATAGCTGTATATGCTACATCCCACGCTCCATCATGAGCAACTGTCCTAGCTTCTATATTTACTTCAGCAACCTTATCTGCTCCTTCAGCAGTTCTTAATACAGAATATATAGTAATTGTTAAATCGTCTCCTCCATAAAAATCAGGTATAGCAGTTTGATAATAAGCGTGTTCATCTGTTGCTGTACTTGAAGATACAAATTTTAAAACATTATCTACTCCATTTGTTCTTGTTACTTTTTCAAGTCCCGGAAAATTTGAATTAGGTAATTTAGCAGAACCGGGTAAAAACCACATAACAGCTTTTCCACTACCGCCACCTGCGGGAGCTTCAAATGTTACCCCGCCTGCTCCATCTGTTGTTAATACATCTCCATCATTTCCATCAGCTCCACCTATTGAATATGCTCCTGTAATACTAAGGGAAGCTCCTGCTATATCATCAGCTCCATTTACATCGTGGCCTTCCATATTCCAGCTTCCCTTCGCATCCATAGAACCATCATCATGCAAATTAAATCCACCTGTTCCTCCGTCAGTTCTAAACCAAACACCATCACCATCAATAGCAACAATTGTACTTGTTTCAACACTATTATATTCAACATCATCTGAAGTTTGCACATCCTGATTCATAGCGTATACTTCTGTAGGAGTTCCATTCGTATCTATTGTCCCAGTTATTTCTATATTTCCCGGACTAGAATAATTTGCAGCAACTACATCCCCCTTTGCTTCTACCTTACCGGGAAAAGACCATACTTTAGTAGAATAATTAAATGTTGATACATCAACTGTTGGGGTAGTTGTATCTCCTATAACTATATAATCCCAATCATCATCACCAAGAAATATTGTATCAACTGTATTTTCATCAAGTTCTAAACCATTAAGCCCGCCTGCTGCTATTTTCGCATTATCGGCAGCTTGAAATCGAAGGTATGTATTAGGGTCACCAATCCTTCTTAAAAAATCATCTATATCAACATTATCAGTAACTGTTAAAACATCATCAATAGTTACAGGAATACGAACTTCAACTGAACTTTTATTTACTGACATTAATTGATTACTTTGCCCATCCTCAAACCATGTAGATGCTTCATCTCCAGCTCTGATTGTTATATTCTCTCCATTAGGAGATGTTATTATATAAATAGGATGTTGTACTTGTACTACTATAGAACCTGCACTTGTATGAACTCTCCCAACATATCCTATAAATTGTATTGTACCACTTGAAGGCTTTATATCTGTTAATGCTCCATCTAATCCTAAAAATAATTCATCATTATTCGCCCATCCAGAATAATTAGTTTTAATTCCTTCTAATCTCCCCTGAGTTATAACTAATGTCGGCTGATTATTACTTGCTGTTAATGAACATATCCCAACAGCTTCTGCTATATCGTGAGTAAGAGAAGAATGGTCTGCTAGGCTAAATTCTAAATTACTCCCAAATACACCACTTTGATATACTGCTTGCCCTGCAACTAAATTCTCTCCAGCTCTTCCTGCGAGAACTGAAATTGTATCTGTTGCCAATCCTACATTATATATTCCTGTTCCGTCTATAGATGAAGTTCCTCCGTTAGTAATATTATTTCCACCTAAATCAATATCATCTGATTCAGGTAACCAAGTTCCATCTGTAGTTTTATTATTTCTAATTCTCGGAGTTGTACTTGCTGTATCTGTTACAGCTGCAGTACAACCTTGAAAATCATTCCCAGCTATCATAGTTCTTGTTGCGTTTGCATTTGATAACTCTATCCCTGTAGCAGAAATAATTCTATTATTTGAAATTTGTATATCATCACCATCACTAATATCTATACCCTCAAAACCAGCTACAATCGTATTCCCTCTAACCATAACATCATCTGAAGTACCATTTATACTAATAGCTTCTATATCTGTTTCATTTGGTACTAAAACTATGTTATCTATAAATTTTGAGTTAGCAGCATTTGATATTCCTATTGGAGCAGAACCCCAGTTATCACCTAATAAATTAATATAACAATTTGAAACTTCACAATTTAGGTCATTAATATCAATACAATCGGAGGTAGGAGTTCCATCTGAATATATTTGTAAGTTTGTTAGTTTACAATTATCGTGGTCTAAATCAATCAAAGGCATAGTTCCGACGTGGTTCAATATCGTACCGTTTCCACTACCCATTATAGTAGTAGAAGAAATTTTAGTTTCAATATTATGTCCCGAACCATTATCGCAAGCGAATACACCCTCCCTCAATTTGACTATCCCTGCAACTCCAAGAGTAGCTAATCTATCACACGCTAATTGTATCTGCACATAATCAGAAGCTCCATCACAAATATAATCACAATCAGAAGTAAATCCAACAACTAATCTTACAGATTTCGCTCTAGGGTATGCTATTTTATTACTTGTAACTCCTATATTAAATAGAAGTATAAAAAATAAAAATCCTAATAGTAATCTTTTCATTTATTCCTCCGATGTTATTCGTAAAGCACCTGAACTATTATTTTTTGGTCACCTGCTTCAGTTTGAAAAAATAAAGTTGTACCATTATATTTATTTAAAATTAACACATCACCTACGTGTAATTTATTACCTGCTACTTTCACATCCTCATTCCAATAACGCCACCTTGTTATATCTGTATTTGTTTCATCTGATTCAAGAAAAATTTCAACTGCTCCTGCCGGGAAAGTCCAAGTTGTAACTGCTCCTGTGCCTACATCCAGTACAGTTCCGGTTGCTGTTGGAACTTGAAACTCTTTAACTACCCCGGAAGTAACTACTACATCTTTATTGTCTGTAATGCTGGTTAATAATGCTATATCAGAACTTCTAGCAACACCCCAAAGTTCCTGTCTTAATTTTTCTGCATCCGTAGAACGCATAACTCCATACAACTCCTGCCGGATTTTCTCTGCATCTGTACTTCTTGCTACTCCATATAATTCTTGTCTTAACTTTTCAATATCTGTTGACCTTGCTATTCCATACTGCCCATAAACAATACTGCTTGCAAGATGAATAATATAATCCATATCTGTACTACGAGCAACCCCATATAATTCCTGCCTAAGTTTTTCAATATCACTACTCCTACTAACTCCATATAGTTCTTGTCTAAGTTTTTCAGCATCTGTAGAACGTGCAATTCCGTATAATTCCTGTCGAAGCTTTTCAACATCCGTGCTTCGAGATACTCCATAAAGTTCTTGCCTTAATTTCTCAATGCCTGTACTCCGGCTTACCCCATATAACCAATTATTAATTTGAGCTTTATCCCAATTAGTACCATCAAAATCATAAGGAAAAGAACGAACTGAAATTGCAGGAGTAGAAGTTACCACATCCTCTAAATCAATATTAGAAGCTTCCCAAGGTTTCCATTCCCCTTCATGATAAATCCAATTTTGATTTGAATATGGACCAGATGAAACATTATAAACATTCCAAGCAGAATGAGGAATATCATGCACATCATTCTGTATATCTTTTATTTCCTGTCCTCCTACTGCTTCTCCACTTGAACCTACAGTTGAACCAGTTACATCTGTCCAAGAAAAAGCCAATCCAGAAAAAGCAAAAATCGTAAAAAGTAAAATAATAATTTTTCTCATTAAATAATCCTCCGTTTATTTTGTTTGAAGATTTATAGCAAAAGTTATTTTTGGAGTTGATGCTCCTGCTACCTTATAAAATACTCTTACCCATCCAACAAAATCAGGATGAGCTACACTTCTAAAAATTTTAGGATATGTAGTACCTATAGCAGCACTTGTAATTTGTGATTCTACCGCAGCAGTTGCCCATTTTGTATTATCTATATTAGGGTCAACAGGAGAGCATTGTAAAGTTAAATCAAGAGTTGGAGCACCACTCTTTGCAGTTATAATAGTTTCAACAAAAACATATTCCTCTGAACTTGCATTTACAGTGTTTGTAGTTCCGGTTCCGGCACTTCTTTGAGCAGAAGTTAAAACATTATGGTTGGAAAATCTGTGTTTCATATAATACCCTCCTAAAACTCAAATTAATTTATTTAAGAAGCAATTTAAAATTCCTTCTCTTGAATTCCTAGAAAAAGGAACAATTAGATTTGTTCCTTTGCCTAGTAGGATTAAAAGGATTATTAGAAAGAAAAGAGAGAGGACATTTTCTGCCCTCTCCCTGTAATATCTACCCCAAATCAGTTGAAGGATTTCCAGTTTCAAAAGGTCTTTTATCCTCTTCAGGAGTTTCAGCCTTTTTTGTTTTTTTAGTTTCCTTCAACTTTTCTGCTTCTTCTTCTTTCTTCTTCGCATCTTCATCAGCTTTTATCTTTTCAGCTGCTTTCTTTTTCTTCAATTCTTCTGCAGCTTTTTTCTTTTCTTCTGCTTTTTTCGATAATTTATTCATATTAGTTTATCTCTCCTTACGCTGCCGTTGGACTTGTTGCCAGTAATATTATGTTTGAAGTTGATGTCGGATTCGGGCAGAATATTTGCTGGTCGCCTGTTGCATCTGCTACATCCGTACATCCTACAAACATTGTAGAAGCACCAGTAATAGCTATCTGTCTATTGGCTCCCAAGGCATGTAAATCAAATGCTTGGTCTATTGCTGTACCCTGAACCCAAAATAAACATTCATAAAACCAGCAACCAAGCTGGTCTATTGCTGCGGAGTCTTCACTTCTAACTAAAGTAGGAGTTGCCGCATCTGTCTGCGCCTGAAATAAACAATTTGCAAACTTATTTCTTTTTGTAGTACCATCAAGTGAAATTAAAGTGTTTGCATCTCCTCTTGTAACATTCTGATTCCCAAAATTACAATGGTCAAACAGATTAGATTCGGTACCATTTAAAAATACTGCAATACTATCCGCATCATCTGCTTCTGTCTGATGAGACATTGCTGAAAAATGAATATTTCCAAAATAGTTTCTACTTCCTGTAACAGTCATTAAAATATGATTATCTGCTCCACCATCTCCATAAGAAAAATAGAGATTTTCAAATCTACAGCCAGAGCCACTAACCGTAATCATAGGACTAAAATTAGCACTATGGAAAATTCTTGTTCTCTGTGAATCGTGAGAAGGAGCACCAATTCCAATAAGATGTGTATAAGATTTAGCCCAATCAAGCGTTGCTGCCATACTAAGAGATGTACTTCCTGATAAATAATAAAGAACATCATTCTGTCCTGCTGTTAAAGCTGTATAAGCAGCTGCCAAGGTTTTAAATGCTTTATCAATTCTCTTACCATTGTTTCCATCACTTCCATTTAAAGGGTCTAAGAAATAACTATCTCCCTGCGACATTATTGCTTGTGAACCTAAAACTGGAATTCCTGCACTCATGATTCCACCGCTAAAATTTACCATTCCCATATCTTTACCCTCCTTTAGAGTAAATGCTTCAATTAAGAAGCGATATTAAATTAAAAGAGAGAGAAGCTTTAAACTTCTCCCTCTCTAATTTCTATTTTTACACTCCTGTTCCTAAGTTTAATCTCGCACCAGCATTATCAGCCATTGTATATCCGTATTCATAACGTATCTTATATACAATATCATCTGCCGTAAGATTACTCCCAACTTTCGGGTCATCAGCAACAAGAACCATCGGATTTTCCTGTCCGTCAACAAAACCAACTTCAAAAATATCCGTCTGTACTTTATTTGCAAAACTCGCCCAATAATACTGATAAGTTGCACCTTCAAAGTAAGGACAATAAATCGGGACTACCTTCTTATGAGCATTAGGTTGACCAGAAGCTGCATCTTCAGGATTAGTCTGTGCAGTAGTAAGGTCACCTATTTTCGCTTCAAGAGCATCACCATGTACAACATATTCTAACTTTAATCCAATCCTTTCATCATTAGCTTTTGCAGCAGAAACTTCATATTTAGAATCAGTCGAAGGAGTTACATCCCAAGCTGGAGTAACTGTAAACGTGCTCCCACTTGTTGCTGTATTTGAAATTAATCTTACCTGTCCTGCTCCAGTTCCATAAACTATACGAAGATAATAATCATCAAAAACATTATCAAGTATAACCGCAGATTCTGAAGTATCACTTAAGGTTGTAGAAGAACCAGCAGTTGCTGTTCCTGCAAGCTGTGATGTTCCTCTTTCCCTTCTTCCTCTCATTTCTACTTTAGCATCTGTTAAATGGTCATAAGAAAGATTATCAGTAGAATAATTTTTGTAAGCTGCTGTCGCCCAAGCTGTACCTGAAGGTGTATAAGTAGAATTCGCAAGTATATAATTAGCTAAATCAAAAGAAAGTGTAGCCCTTGAAGCTTTTGCAACCTTCTTAGGAATAGTCTGTATGAAACGAAGGTCATCATTTTTTATTGTTTCACGAGATACATAAATTACTCCACCTTTCTTACCCGGAGTATAGGTTGCCTGTTCATCATGAGGCTCATATAAATCTTGATATGTTCCTCTCTGTGCTACTGTTGGTAGCCTTGAATAACCTCCCCATCTAATTATCTCTTGCTGTTTAAAATTTGAAAGTGGAACTTTAGCTACAATCGGGTCAAACATAAATTCAACTTTAACATATTCTTTCCCAATCTTACGTGTCATTGAAGTTCCAAGAGCATATGAAAAATCAGTAGTAATAATATTTTCTGTAAGTCTTTTCTTTAAAGGATTAATACCCATACTAACATCAGGGTCATTCGGATTAAATGCTATATACGCTTCTTTTAATCCTCTAAAACCTTTTCCACCAACTGATTCTTTAAGTTTCGTATCTACTTCTGCTTCAGGGTCAACCATTAAATCTAAAGCAACCTGAAGTTTATCCTGTGCATCTGCAGTAACTTCAGCTTTCGTGCTGCCTAAACCTTCTATCCCAAGTGATTCTGCAAGTTTATCAAGTGTCTTTCTTTCAGAATCAAGCACTTTATCAAGTTCTACTTTCTCAAAAGTCTTTTCTTTAAACTGTTCTTTTACTTTTTCCTTTATAGCTTCAGGAAGTTTCGATTCAGAAAGAACCTTTATAAGCATAGCTTCGCAATTCGCTTTATGAGTTTCCTCAACCATCTTATTTGCTTTTAAAATAGCTTCATCAAGTTCTTTTGTCTTTGATTCCGTAGTACCAGCTGCAGGCTCCGTCTTTGCAGGCTCTGTTTTTGCAGGTTCAGTTTTCGCTGGTTCAGTTTTCGCTGGTTCAGTTTTAGCAGGCTCGGTTTTCGCAGGTTCTGTTTTTGCAGGAGCACTAGCAGTTAATTTACTTTTCAACTGCTTCAAATAAGTTATAGCTTCTTTAACTTTTCCGGCTTCAATCATTTCAATAAGCTTATTTTCAAATTCAGAAATAAAAGCATCTTCCTTTAATTCCTTTGTAAAAATATCTTCACTTTCAACAATTCCTTTGATAAGAGTAATTTCCTGTTCAGGAGTTATTTTCTCTATATCAATTCCCTCAATAAGACCTTCCTTAATCCTTTTTGCAAACTCGTATAATTTTTTCAACCAATCCATTTGAGCCTCCCCGATAATGTCTAATCCCGCAAGCAATCTACAAAGCTGACCGCCTGCTGCCGGATTTGAAACAATTGTAATCTCATCTATACTTCTTATATCCTCTACTATCCCCTCTTTGCTAACATCGCCATCCCCATCAATAGAAAAACCTAACAAGGATTTTTTGCCATGCTCCCAAGCATCTTTTAAAAATTTTCTTAACCATTCCGCATTTTCTGCTATATGGAATTTAGCAAGAATACCTTCTTGGGTTTCTCCCGAATCATCTTTAAAACTTGCATAATACGGATTCTCGTACCATCCAACAATATTTTTTATGCAACCTTCAGGGATAATTCTACGAATTGCTTCAGGCAAATGATTCCAAATTTTTCCTTTGAACTCATAAGCATAAGCTTTCGCATTCTCAAAAAGATTTAATCTTTTCTTAAGAACTTCTGGGAGGTATGTTTTGCCATTAAGAGATTTGCCTGCTTGAATAAGGACAACTTCCCATTCTTTTCCGTTTTTGTCCTTTGATTCAATTAGTCTTGCGAGATAGTTTGTTTTGAATTTCACTAAAGCTCCAAAAATAAAAAATTTTATTCTCTTTGCTTTAGCTACTTTACCTTTGGAAAGGATTTTGCTAGTTGCAGTTTGAATCTATTCTATTGATATAGTTATAGTACATTTCTTTTAATTTGTCAAGGCTTTTTAAAAAAAAGATTTATTTTTCAATCTTTCGTAAGTATAAGTTTACCATTTCCGGTAGATGATAATGTATAAACTTTCCCATTATAAGATATATCCGTAGTGGTAAACCCTCCACCTAATGATACAAAATCTCCTGTAATCGAAACATTACTACTTTCTTTTAATTCACTTTTATCCTGTCCTTTTAAAAGAATCCAACCACCTTTCCTAGATTCCATAATCCAATATCCATTTAAAACTTTACCATTAAATTTAACTGAACGAAAATCATCTGTACTTTCAATAATCTCAAAAGTTCCTGAATCTTTTATTTCTATGTTTAAAATAGATTCAGTTAAATTTCCATAAACAGAACCGCCATTTATTTTAGAAGGAAGCTCACCCTGCCAACCCATCCATTCCTTAAAATCTTTTCCATCAGGTGTATTTATATTTATAAAAGTAAATTCAACAGGTATTTCGGATTCTTTTAAAATATCTTTTCCTAACTTAAATTTCTCTATATGTTCCCTTCCTGTATCAATAAGCAATTCATATATAGGAGATAATATTGATTCTTTAATATCCTTATTATATTTTATTCTTAAAGTAAATCTATTTTCTTTCATATTAATGCTCTTAACAATCATTTTTTCAAATTCAGCTATCGGTTCATAGGTAATCTTTCTTTTTTGAAATTCATTTATCAATACTTTATAAGCTCTCATTATTTCTTCGTCAAATTCCTTTGCTCCGGTTATAGTCCAAAGTTCATAAATACCTTTTAATCTATTCGCAAGTTCATCTTCAGTTTCTTTCGCTAATATTTCAGAAGTCCAATTTTCTATTTTTAATCCATTTTGTTCTTTTAAAGTTTTCCTTAATTCTTCCCAAATATTAGGATTAGTATTTTCTGAAAATTTATTACTTGCTTTTCCTTCTTTAATTTCCTTTACATAAACTATATCACCTTTACCATCTCCAGTAATCACCCATTCTTTAAAATCACTTTCACAAAACCAAGCGTGTCCCATTCCCTCTGCCCATAAAGCTTCATATAAAGGTTTTTTCTCACAACCCTCTTTCATACATTCATCTCTTTTATGTTTTGATTCTTCAATAGGAGAAATTGGTTCTAACATATTACCACATATTGGACATTTTTGTTTTATACAAGGGATTCCTCTTTCATGCCTTATATTTTTTTTACATTTCGGACACCAACAAAAATCCCTACCTCCCATCCCTTGCTTAGAATTTCCTACTCCTTGACCTTGACCCGGTAAAAACTTTTCTACACTTTCAGGAATAGAAACTCCAGATTTTTTAAGCTTATTAAATATTCCACCATATAATTCTATTGATTTATTTTTCCAATTCTCTGGAGTAAATTTCTGCTTTCCTCTTAAAAGCATTTCCTTTATAATCAATTCCGAATCTTCTAAAATTTCTGATTCCGATAAAATAATTTTCTTTCCTATTTTTAAATCTGAATATTGCCTTGAACAATCTTTTAAATCTTTCACGAGTGCTAAATCATCCGATTCATTAATATTCTTTGCTGCTTCAAAACTAATGTATTTAATATTATTATCTTCAAGCCATTTCTTTGCCTGTTCTACTGTATACTTATCTTTAGGAAATCTTATTGCTTGAAGTATTACGGCATCATCCTTTCCTGATTGATTTTTAAACTTAGCCCAAATTGCTCCTACTCCTGCAGGCAATTTCTTTCCGAAAACATCTGAAGCATTTCTCCTGAAAGTTTCCGGGTCAAACTTATCCGGGTTCTGTAATCTTGCTGAATGTTCGTTTAAAAATGGCATTGATTTTTCCTCCTATAATTTTTATTTTTTCTCTTAAGCCCAATCCTCCATATAAGGTTCTTCAAAGCAATTACAATTAATTATATTTTCAGGTTTTCCATTAGGGTCACGTGGATATTGTAATTTTTCTCCACCTACATCAAAAGGTTCGTTTATTTTTCTTATCTGTCCATCTACTGCTGAATGAGAAATGAATCCACGCCCTCCTCCCATATCTTTATTTCTCGGATTAAACCCTGTTCTCCAAATTCTCTGTAAATCAGGTAACACTTTTACCACATCTTCATCTCTTAGATGTTTCGCTAATGAATAAGCTCTATTAATTTCAGTTCTAGAAATAACATCTGACCGATTTAGATAACCAGTTTTCTTCGTAACTCCTATAACACTATCAAGCTTCCTTGCAGTATTAAAAGTATTATCTCCTGTTAAAATTGCTTTTCTAATTTGAAAAGAAACATCACTTTTCATTTCATTTGACATATTTTTAATTAAACCCACAGTAAAATTTTTCCCGGTAACTATTAATTCATCTGATAACTTCCCGAAAGTAAAATTATATCCTATATCTTTTAAAATTTTAGGCATTAACTCTGCTCCCTGATTTAAAGCAAAATTACTACTCGAAATAACAGCTGAATTCATCTTCCCGGAATATTCGTCAATTTTTTCATTTATACTATTTAAAATATTCCTAAGATAACCCATTTCAAATCTCTTAACACCTTTAAGAGTAGTTGTTATTTCCTTTTTAGTTTTTTCGAGTTCAGCAATCAAACTTTTAACAGTTGATTTCCGATTCAAGTTTAAATTCTTTAAGGTTTCTCTCGCAGTTTTTTCTAATATCTGTCGCCTTGTCATTCTTCCTCACCTACTTCTTTTTTTTCTTTAATTTCTTTAGGTTTATCTTTTTTCATATATATGTCTTTTAACTTAGGGTCAATACCTTCAACTACTGCTTCAGCTTCTTCCTTTTTCATCTCCATTCCTATGTTTGATAATACATATTTAAAAACTTCTGTTGCAGTTTTATGAGAAAGCCACTTCTGTTCTTCTGCTACCATTAAAGAATTTGAAAGATTTACTAAAGCACCTGCAACCATTTGGATTTCCTTTTCTTCTATCTTAGGAAGATTAATATTTACTACTGCATCTTTTTGATTTTCTTTTAATTTTCCTTTACTTATAGCAGAATGAATACAAAACCTAAAAATAAAACTTATCATATATTTAAAATATCTCTGTCTTGTTTTTAACTGTTTCTTAGTTGGTAAATCCATTGCTACTGCTGTAGCTCTCGTTAACCCTTCTCCACCAGCAAACCAATGAGGAGGAAATCCAGCACCTGCAAGAATATGATTTAATAAAACCTTCGCTCCAACTGTTACATCCGCTGAACCTAAATCTGGAACTTTAAATTCAAGTTTCGTATTTTCATTATGCCCAAATACCTCTAAAGCTTTCGGAACTTTAAACTTTTTAACAAGTTCTTTTATTTTTTTATCATCTAATCCCATAAGTTCCAAATCAATTATTACCCTCGAAAGTAAATCTGCTCTTTCTCCTACATTAAAAAGAAAATTTTCATAAGCATCTATCTGGTCTGCTTCTGTGAAAATATCACTTCTACCTCTTGGCTGATTCGTAACATTATTAATCGAAAAATAAAATGTTTCCCCTTCAAGCATTTCATTATCTTCATTTAAATTAATTATCTTTAAATCTTTTCCATCAGGATTATCTTTATAAGTATATTTTAATAAAACTCGTTTCCTTACATTCATAGGGTCTGTAACAATATTTAGAATTCTTTCAGGGTCAATATAAAGAAGTCTTACTCTCCCGGTTCCTTCCCCAACACTTACCGGGTAACTCTGCTCTCCATAAATTGACATTTCCCTAGCCATTTGATATTGATAAATATCCATTTGATTATAATAATCATTCCAAAAATCTTCAAGAATTTTATTAACTTCTTTATCTTCAGATGAAAATGTTATTCCATCTCCAACTACAAAATCAGTATATCTTTCAACCATCCTATGCGCAATTCCGTTTTTATCATAAAGCCAAAAACAAATCTGTAACATTTTCATCTGGTCAAGTAGTTTTAAATTTTTAGTATTTTTCCCGGTTAATCCTCTAAATCCATAATCCTCGTTTTCTCCTCCGTCATTTCCTAATTGAGAAGTTGCAGCTTCTGACAACTTTGAAAATTGTTTTTTAACTCCTTCAGAAATCTCACTTCCTAAAACCATTCTCATTAAAACATTTCTTACCTTGTTCTCTCCCATAACTTTCTCCTTTTTGGTAAAATATTTTCACTTTCTTTTTCTGAATCTTCTCCGCTTGTGCTAAACCCTGCCATAACTCCTGAATCTTTATTTTGACAATTCCAAACTACTCCGGCAACCACATCAACACAATCCTTACTTCCTCCAGCTGGATGGTCAACTTTATCTCCTACAACTTCAAGTTCTTTTGCTTCTTTTTCAAAAACATTCTTATAATTTACATTTTCAATTTTCCCTCCTACTATTGGACATCTAAAATTGTCTGCATAAATATTATCCTTTAATAAATCATATTGTTCTTTTCTTATATATAAAATATTAGCTTTCTTTCCTCTTTTCTTTATAGCTTGAGTTAAATCTGAAATAGCCCAAATATCATAAGTGAATTCTTCTATATTAAAACCTAAATCATATATTGATAAAATAAATTTCTTAACTTCTTCCGCATCAACTTCTCCAAGTTCTCTTGTTGGTTCCATTCTATAAATTAAATCAATTATTTTTCTATTACCTTCTCTATGTCCCATTCCAAACCAATAACAATCATGATTTAAAGAAGGGTCACCATGTATAAAATATTTTCTTCCGGGTACTGGTCTAAAGGTTTCTAAGAATCTATTCAATTCATCTATTCCATTTTTATATCCTTCATTATTCGATTTCTGAAATGCTTCGTCAATCTTTTCAGGCATCCTAAAAAATCTTCCTTTCGTAAATCCTAATATACAAGCCTTATCTCTCAGAAATCCTTCCGGGTCTTTATCGAACTCATCTTTATGCTCAATAGGAATTTTTAAACTATTAAATAAAAAATAATCAGCTTTAGTAGAACCTTCCTGATACATTTTATATCTCTCTTGTTGCATTTCCCATTCAGGTAACCAGAATCCAAGCATAGTTTTTATCTCTTTACTTTTTAAAAACAATTCAACCATCTTTCCTTTTTCATTTACTAAACTTGAAATAGAAGCAATATGCCCATCCTCTCGGAAAGGGTCTGTTGAACGATTTAAAACTTTATAAACTTCATTAGCTGAATATTTTCCACCACTAGTTTTAAATCTATCAAGCTCATCAAGTCCTACAAACTTTAAAAGTTTTCCGGCAAGCGAAGATGAATTTGAATGTCCTGATTTCATAATAACATTCGTATCATTAAATCTAAAACTATTTCCCACTTCATAAGGATTCCTTTTTTTAAAATAAGGTGACCTATCAATCGATGCTTTAATTTCTGCAAAAATAGTATCTCTTGCTTGTTCCTTATTCGTAGCTACATTCATAATATATACTTCTTTTCCCGGAGTAAATTTATATTTCTCCCAAGCCCTTCCCATACAATATAATAAATATTCTTCTATTAAAGCAAACATAGCAATCAGAGTTGTCTTTCCACCTTTCATCCCTATTATTAAAACAAGCTCTTTATATTTCTTAGTTTCTTCCCAAGTCGTCTTTCCTTCTTTCTGCCATCCTAACATTATATTATGTTCTTCCTGATTAAAATGTAATCCATAAAATGCTTTTATAATTAATCGCTGAATCTTATTAGGTTTAACCTCTAAATATTTATCAACAAATTCTATTGGATTTAAGCTCTTATCTATCTGTTTCGTTTTTTGTTTATTCAAAGAAGGGTCTACATTTTCTTCAGATTTTTCAACAGGTTTTTTAATTTGATTCTTTAATCTGATTACGTGTCTTTCTGACATCTTAAGCTTATCAGCCATATCACCAACACTAACACCATCTGCTATCATCTTCTTGATTTTATTTTTTATTCCTGCTCTCTGCCTTTTAGTACGTCTTATTCGTTTAGTCATAAATTAATTTAAATCCTCTCTTTTCACAAAATTCTTCAAATGTAAATGCATTAAACATTCTATGTTGATTACACCAACTTGCAAATTCATTATATCTTCTTTCCCAGTTTCCATTATAATTATATTTTTGAACAAAAACATTTTGATTTAATTTTTTTAATAATTCAACTCTATATAAATCCTGTTTGAATGAAGTATCAAATCCAATCAATATATAAAACATAGAACGATTAATTTTATACTTTTTTAATAATTCTATACCTTTTATTACAAACTTTTCATCTTTCAAATTATCAAAAGCAAAACGTAGCTCAGCGTGGGATATGCTTTTAATTATTTTTATGATTTTACTATTCAGTAATCTTATATCTAAACCTTGATTAAAATCAACTATTAATTTTTCTTTTTTTACTTGGGAACATATCTTTTCAAAATGTTTCGGTAATGCTAATATATTATTATCAAATAGAATTATATTTTTTGACTTAGTATCCCAAAAATCATATATATCACCTTCTATTCTAATTTTTCCTTCCTTTTCAGGAACAATACAAAAAGGACATTTCCTAATACATCCTCTTGTAGTAAATCCCATATTTATTTTCGGTTTCATAATTTCTATTTCATTAGGAAGTTTACTTTTGATATCAAAGCCTGAACCGCCACATATCCAATTATTCCTTACATACGATTTATCGGTATTTGAGAAAATACTTGAACAATAAACCTTATCATAAAAATCACTTTCGATAGGAGTAATATCATCTACTGTATCATTTCTTAAAATATGGAATAACCTTATTTTTTCAAGTGCTATATTTTTAATTGTACTATCTAAATTTACTAATCCTATTTTCATAATTCTTCCATTTTCTCCAAGTTCCCCTCATTATCAAACACTAATATTACAAATTTCCCTTTATCACTAGTAGCAACAACAATCTCACTTTTACTTTTTTCTAATGAGTCGTTTCTTTCAAAAGAAATCTCGTTTTCATTACCCTGAACTATACTCATAGCTGTCTTCATTCCGTTCACGAATCCGCACATATATCCTTTTTTCAAAAATCCTTTTTTAATGATGGAACCTATCAACTTCTTCACCACTCCTGCCCTCTCGTTTATCATTATCACCTTCATCTTTTTTTTCCTCCCGGTTGATTTTTTTTATGTCTCCCCATCCCCAGCCTTATGTCCTACCGCTGCAGGAAAGGTGACTTTCTCTTTTTCAAAAAATGTTTTCTAACTTTGTCCTCATAAAATTAGTTCCGATAATATATATTACGTTAACTAGAATAGTTTTACCGACGAGCACGCAACCTCGACGGAGAAGTTCATTTAAAGGAACAATTTACTGCAGCTGATAACGTGTCTCTGATAAATTGCAATCTCACCCTTCGTGCTACCGCATACTGGGAGAAAGAGAAGGAGTCTATATAATATATATATAATAAGTAAGGCAGGAAGTATTGTGTTGTTATAGGGGTAAGACATATAGGTTAGGTTACTTAGCGCAAACATATTATTTATGGTAAATTCTTTTGGATGTATTTTGTTATCTTGTCAGCGAACTGGAACACCTTACAGCTCATACATTTCTTTTCTATCTTAGAAGGTTTATAATCTCTTACTATGAACTTATGATTCTTATTATCTAATCTTTCTTTAATCCATACATCTGAAGGAAGCCAATCAATCGCAGGATTATCAACTACTTCAACTACAAACAAAATTCTTTTCATATCATCTCCTATTTACTCTTAGCAATCCCATGCTTATGATTATATTCAAACATAGCTACATTACATAAATCTATATAATCATTAAACGTAAAAGTTTTCTCTATTACTTCTTTAGCCTTCTTCTCTAACATTCTTCGTACTATCCCATACGTATCAACTGAATCCCAACCTGTAAGATTATCTTTTAAATACTTTTCCTTTAATCTTGCATACATTATACTTCTAAAGGTCTTTGTTAAATCCTTCAGCTTCTTTAGTTCCTTAGTCTGCTTCTTTGTTAGTTTCATTTATTGTCTCCTCTGCTTTTATTTTATACTTCTCCGGGTTCTTCTTTATACATTCATCACATACCTTATCCTTACCATTAAAGATGTTGAACTCTATCGGAACACCTATCGCCAGCCCTCCCATCACATATAAATCTTTCCCACATTCTTTACAGTGCCCATACCATTTCTTTTTAAAGTTTGTCATTATAGAATCCTAAGATAAAGAATTGTTTCCAATCATCTTTACTACAATAGGTAAATCCGCAAACTTAGAGCTAACAAGATTTCTACAATTTTCCATACAAGGTTCATCTTTACAGGTACGAATATTATCGGAAGGTTCCTGAGGATAATCAATCCATCCTACTTGGCAGGGAACTAAAAAATTTAGGTTAGTAGAACAATATCTAACAAATTTATTTTCCATAACTTAATACCTTATAACTTATATTAATATAAATGTCAAGGGTTTTAAAATAACTAATGAGAATAAAATATTATATCTTGATTTTTTCATCTTTTATCCCTTAAATAATCTCGGTAAACTTTTTATATTATTATACTTTTCACAATCCCCATTTTCTAAATGAGATTTCAAACCTATTAAATCAAAACCATCTTCACCACAGAAAGGACATTTAATATATTTCTGTTCAAATTTATTATTATCTTGGTCGCAAGTATCACATCTTTTATCCCCATGCCATTTACACTCATAACATGGACCATATCCCTTATTAAATTTCACCTCATAAGTTAACTTCTGTAATCCGTCTAATATTTTCTCTGTGTTCTTTTTATCAAACATTATTTTACCTCCCCTGTAATTTTAAATCCTTGATGTTTTTTTCTCCATTCTAAATCTTCATCTTCATGATATAAGAATCCATCACTTCCTATTAAATATCCTTTAGCTGATTTTTTAGGAAATATATTATGCCACTTCCCTGTCTCACATTCAGTACAAAGTGGTTTCTTCTTCTTTGAAATAACCCTATCCCAATAATCAGCACAAGCAGTATTATCTACACAATGACATTTTGTACATTCAAATATAGGCATTTTTACTCCTTAAATTTAATATCTTCCGTATTCTCTTTTATTTGTTTTAGACAAGTTTTACATATTGCTATTGTTGGACTCTTATTATCTTTCCCTATATGTTTCATACTTATTGTAATCATTGCCATATAAGCTGTATCACATATACTACATTTAATATAAAACTCTTTCTCTTTCTGACTCATCTTCCCTCCTCACCTTCTAGTATTCTTAAAGCAATATTTATTCCTATATTAACACCTTGGTCATAACTTCTCTTTTCCCTACTCGTATGAAAATTTTCTACACTACCTCTTTTTAAAGGTTTCTTCATTCTGTCCAATCCTTCCTTGATTCTCATTATAAATTTTTCATGTGCCATTAAACTTGCTCCTCTTTATTTTTTAATTCATATATCATACTCTTTAATGTTTCTATTTCACTTTTCAAATTATTAATTTCGCTACTAAGATTTAATATTTTCGTTTCGAGGTTACTAACTTTCCAATCATCAGCTTTACGTTTAACTTCACTTTCAATACTATTTATCCTATTATCCTGTTGCCAATTAAACCCATCATATCCACTCATTTTTTCTCCTTCACATCCTTGCGTAAGTTATTTTATAAACTGAAAACTTCTTACACATCTTTTTAACAAATGGAAAACATATACTATAACTATTACATCTCTGACATCCTCTTTTCTTTTTCGCTTCCCTTACCTTCCTATCTTTTCCTAATTTCTTTTTATTCATACCTGTTGAATCATGTAAATTATCCGGTATGTTTACACTTGCCTTCTTCTGCGCAGGAGTGTTTTTATACGGAAATATACCAGTAACTGTTCTGCTCATTTCTTTTTTCCTTCCGCAATCCCTTTATGTAAATTTTCAGCCATCCCAAAAGTTTCTCCATTCTCTCCTATAGCTGAAACTGAAGCCATTATTGAACACCATGTATCAGCATCAAATATAACTTCAAATTCTTTTATTGAATTTTTCTCATTTATCTTTGTAATCTTCACTCTATCCAAATCAATCCTTTCAAAATAATAACCTGAATGAGAATGGAACATAGCTGGGATTTTTAATTCTCCATCATCAAGCTTAGCAGAACACGCTGGACAAAAAACTTTATAGCCTAAACTTATCCACCCATCATCACTAATACATCTTCGAGTATCTTCTATGTTATCGCATCTCAAAACCGAATCTCCATCAATAGTAAATTCCTCATCACAACCATCACAACAAATAGAAAAACAACCAATTTTTTCAATCATCTCTCCCTCCCTAGTTATAATATTTATTAACTACTGACCAAATCTTTACTATTACCATAACCCAAGCTTGTCCTATTGTCATTCCTAAAATAAGTTGATTATTAAATAATGATGAAATACCTATTAATAATATAGCTACTATAATATGCCACCATTCTGGCTCTAGAACTGTAGGTTCATCTTGCTTCCAATCTTGCCAAATCATTCCTTCCCTCCCTTCAACAATTTTGGATTCTCCCAGATATTTCCTATTACTTTATACATACCATAATTATCATATACATTCCAATGTTCTGAATGCTTACCTTTAAATTGAAAACAACCATATTTCTCACTCCAAACTACTACAAGATTTATAGAAGGAGTACATTTTATTTTTATAATATCATCTTTATATATCTCCTTTTCGTTTTTATCTTTCCTACCAATACATTGCTCCCTTCTACCACATATACCAGAAACTCCTAAAAATTGACCTTGTATAGCTACAAATCTATAATACCACTGAGCTGAACTTCCATCATCACAAGATAATAAATATTCATAAGCTACGATTTTATTATTATCATTTCTTACTCTAAATTTTATTTCTCTCATTTCTTCCTCCCTTCTAAATAAATTACTACATCTCCAAATGTTTTCCAACTCTCATAATCACTATCCTCTATTATAATATTAAATTCCTCCTCAACAGCCATAATAAATTCAATCTGGTCCAGTGAATCAAGACCTAAACTTTCTAGTGTAGCTTCAGTCTTAATGTTTTCCTTCCTAAGTCCCACACCAATCGTTTCAATTAAAATAGCTTTTACTTTTTCTTCTAAATTCATTACTCCTCCCTAATCTGCGTTTGAACTTTTTCTGAATCTAGTCCTACATACTTTATCACAAGTATTACATATATATTCCTTCAATTTCGGAAGCTTACTATTATCTTTCTTTTTCCGAACAGTAGCATTACAACATAAACTAACCCGAACTAATAAACTCATTTCTTCCTCCTATCTTTACAGTTCTTTCTGCAACCTGTAACGTAATGTTTCTTTGCGTAACAAAATGTTACATAACCATTCATAGGAACATACACAATTTTTTTATATTTACATTTCTTCATTTCTTCCTCGCATCCATTAATTGTTTTATAAAATCTGCAACATCTATATGACATCCTGAACTAAATACCATCTCGTTATATACATTCATAGTAGATATAAAACTACAATATTGTCGCCAAGGAGCATACCATTTTATTTCACCTATTTCTTCAGCAGTATGTATATTTGTTATACTCCATGTTTCTGTTTTCCTACTTTTTAATTGTGGTTGTTTTATAAAATAAAGATGCTTATATTCAGTTTTCATTCTCCTCCCTCTCTCACTTTCTTTACTAATGACTTGCTTTCCTTATCACAATCCTGACATCCTTTATTACACCTTAATCTATCATACAAATAAAATAACCTTATCATCCTTTCTCTATCTTCTTTTATTATCTTTATAAATTCTTTTGCTAATTCTACATCCATATTTTTTCCTGAAGTCTTTTCTCCACACCAAGCTTTGGCTACTACTCCTGCTAAATCTTCCATTCTTTCCTCCTATTTTATTTATTAAATTCTTATCCCTGCTCTCTTTAAGAGCAGAGTAAAAACTTACGCTTGATTCATTATAGCTGTCACCTTAAAACAATGCGGACATAAATAATTCGCACAAGCTATATTATCATGCACCCATAAGCCACCTTTTTCGCCAGTAGTTTTATGTAAATCAACTACTTGCTCTGCTCTCTCCTGATTCTTTCCCGGCTTTTCTTCTTTAACAACAAACATAATCTTTGCTGTTTCTTCACAATGCGGACATTTTATTTCCTTTTCAAAGCCTCCTTGAAAAGTTTTAGCTAATCCTGTTTCACCTACATATGCTCTCATCCCATCACCTCCTTTTACTGTTATTATCATTTTGCAAAATTTATATATCTCTCTAGGTTCATATCCATAATACAATCCTGCTGCTATATGATAAGGTATTAAAGATATTTGATACCACTTCTGAAATGCTAACCAGCACCAAAGCTTAAATAATAAATCTCCACTCTTAATTATTTTACGCTCATATAACCAACCAAATATCATTTCTTTTCTCCGAATGGAAACTTAGTTTCAACACATACAGGAGGTTGTGTTTCTCCAAACCAAACATGCAACCAAATCTTACCTGTAAATAAAAATCTCAATTTATCCTTTAAGGTTCCTTTCCAACAACTAATACATACTTCTTTATCTTCATTCCAAATTGCTAATGAACCACATTCTTTATCTGTCATACTACGAGGCTTTACTAATACTTTTGTTTTTTCTTTAAAATCAATCGGTTTCATTTTTCTTTTCCTCTAACTTTTTAAATTTATAACTCCTTGCCACAAATTTATTTATGTAACTCCCAACAGAAACTGCTTTTCCTAATTCAATCCATATAGCTGAAGGTACTCCGAAATATTGATAAGTTTTCCCGGTACTAAATTTAACCTGTAAAACCTTCTTTGCTTCATCATACCCCATACTGTCTACATTTGAAGATACCACCAAATTCATTTTGATTTCTTCCATCTGCTCCTCCTTTTAATAAATAATATTATATTCCCTATATACTGACAGATACATATTATTATCCAATCTATAAATCCCTCGTGCTTCCAATAATAATATTTCATGCTCTGCCTGTATATTTTTTCCATTTTATTTTTATCGTGCTGTCTCATATCTACACCCCAATAATGAATTATCTTCTCGTGTGGTAAATACCATATTTTCCAGAACTTTGATGCCCTCCGACATAAATCCAGTTCTTCCCAGTATATAACAAATTGTTCATCAAGGTAATTAATAGAATTAAATACATGAGAATTAATAAATATACACGAACCTCCTACAGTATCAACAGCACATGGATAAATCTGCTCCCATTCAGCATAATCCTTATGCCTTTTTACTGAATTGTTAGGGAATATAGTATTGATATGCAAGGATTGAAATATGCCATAAATTAGTGATGGGTTCCGACTGCATGATCTTTGGTTAGAGCCATCCTTGTTAACTAACATTGGGCCAGCAATCTGTATATCCCTTATTTTCATAGCCCTGACCATATTAGTAAGAGCATTATCGCATATAAGCGTATCGTTATTTAGTAAACAGAAATACTCTGTATCTTTAACACTTTTCAAAACCTGATTATGTGCCTTAGCAAAATATCTATTTTCATTATTTTCTATAAGCCTAACCTGAGGGAAATCTCTTTTTATCATCTCAACACTCCCATCAGTAGAAGCGTTATCAACAACATAAACCTTGAATATTATTCCTTTAGTTTCCCTGTATATTGATTCTAAACATTTTTTAAGTAATTCCTTACCATTATAATTGAGTAATGAAATTGTTAAATCTATCATATATACTCCTCTACTTTTTTGATTTAAGTTTACTCATATTTCTTTTTTAATTCTTTGTATAATAGCATTTCTTTTTCTTGTTTTTTCTTTTCTTGCTCTAATTTTCTTTTTAACTTTGTTTCTCTCATTCTTTTTGCTTGCACCCTTTGACGCTTCAATCTGCTTTTATAGTCCTTATCTGTTTCAGTAGAAACCTTAATAAAAGCTATTTCCGAATTATCTAAATCACCATACTCATCTCTTGTTTGGTAGATTCTTATTTTAGTTGCCCCTATAGATATTGCTTCATCTAACACTGGCTTAAATTCAGATATATTCATCTCTCCACAAGGCATATCAATATTATTTATCTCATTTTCAAAAACCTTTTTCCCTTTCATACACCTACCCCCTATGATTTATATACTATTGAACTATAATGATGTAATTCAGCAACTAATTTTTTTCCTTCCCAAATTTCATAATACACATGGAAGCAATATGGCTCCGTGCTACGTGACATTTTAACTATTTTAGTTACCCCATTCCTACCAACATCATAAGACAGATTTACACCCTCAGTTGACATTGGATACTCTAAACTAATTGATTTAATTTCTCTTTCCATATTACCCCCTATGATTTAAGGTTCTACTTGTTTATTATTTCTACCACTTTTTCAATATCAAACTCGTGGTCGTGTAGTAATTCTAATCGTTCTATTATCTCTTTCCTTTCTTCCCCTATTACTTGTTGGGTTAGTAACTTTATTCTTGATTCTAACCAATATTTATTTTCTGTTGTATTTATAAATGTATCTACTATTTCCTTTATTTTTTTATCAACCTCACTTTTAACCTCTTGTGGCTTTCCTTGTTTTCCAGTTCTCGCTTTACAATCCATTGAAAAACAAGTATCAAAACCACTCTCTAAATCATATTTTTTAGGACAATTTTCTTTTAGTGTATAACACTTTTTCTCACTCTGCTGTTTTGGTTTCATCTAACCCCCTATGATTTAAGGTTCTACTTGTTTATTATTTCTACCACTTTTTCAATATCAAACTCGTGGTCGTGTAGTAATTCTAATCGTTCTATTATCTCTTTCCT